TTGTATAATAATCTGGAATTTCATTTAAATGTTGAAGAGCAATATCTTTTGCCAGTTCTTCATCTTTTGTATGCTCGTGCTCAATAGAGATGCCAATATCTAGCTGTTTCATTATAAATTCTAATGAAACTTTATGTTTTTTTGCTATTTCTTTTGGGGACTTGTGACTTTTAATTTGCTCAAAAATTAAAAGCATCTTTGACAAAGTTTTCATCTTTTTAAACTATTTATTTTGAGAGCTATTTTTTAAGAATTTTTGAAGTTCCGCAGTTGAGCCTACAAATACAGCATTTGTAGTTTGATGTGTTATTGTTTGTTTTTTACTTTCTTCCTCTTCATTAAGTTTTTTTATTTTTTGTTGTCGGTCAAGATATCCTTCATCAAGTTCTTTTGCTATCTTTATAAGATTTCCTAAAACTTCAAAATCTCTTGCCTTTTGTGTATTTTTTGCTATTTCAAACATTTCATATATTACTTCATTTATTGTGGAATATAAATCATAGTTATTTTCTCTTGAATAATCATAGTCAATATCAATCTCTTCTTTTTGAGATATTTTTTTTATTTTTTTACTGTTTTTTATTATTTTTTCTGAAGTACTTCTAACTTCTTCCGCCTCCACTTCAATGACTGGGGACTCAATATTCAATGCCTCATCTATTTTTTTGAATCTTTTAGTCATACGTCTTCATCCTTTCTTGGGCTATAAATTTTACCATCACCAAAGTTAAAGGTTTCTTCATTAAAATCAAAGTCATCTCCAAATTCAATTAATTGATCATCTGAAGAATTTATTACATTTATAGAATCTCCCTCTTGATGTTCTGATATGATTGTATTATCTTTTCCTCTTAAAACCTCAAGAGTATTTCCATTAATTTTTGCAATATATATGTTTTCATTATTAATTTGTATGTATGAGCCTTCAACTAAAGATGTAGCATCTGATACTGTAAATTGAGTTAGTTCAGTTGAAACATCTTGAGATAGTGTAGTAATATTATCATCATTATAATCTTTAACTGCTCTAGGAGTTGCAATGTAGCGAAGTTCTCTTGAAGGTCTCACCGTATTTGTACTACTATGATAATCAACCTGAACTTTTTCAATTAATTTCTTATTCTCATCAGATGGAATTGGCCCATAGAAATATATTTTTGCATTGAAAATCAACGTACATTGTATAAATCTTCTGGAATCAAAATTACCTTCATAATCATCTTGAAATGGGGACACACTTTGCAGAACAATAGGCACATCTTTTTTATCACCTAAAGTTGAAATTAAATTAACTGAAAGATTGAATTCTGGGCGAAATCTAGGAAGAATTTGCTCTACAATTTGAAACATATCATCATTGTTTTTAGTTGCGATAGTTAATTCAAATGGTAGAATATATGGAACCGGCATATAAACACTAGTTGGCGTATTGTTTACTCCATACCCAGACTTAAAAGATTGGACAGTTGACGATTTTCTAGAAGAATCGTATGAGAGTTGTCCAACTTGAAATGACATTCTCGGTAAAGTTATAGCAACCCTATTTTGTAAATCTGGCTTTTGTTCTATTCTTGCCAAAAACTTTTGAATTGGGCCATATCCTAGAGGAACTTTAATGAAACTAAAGTCCTCACCTCCACCATCTTGATGGCGAATGTAAATATCATTAAAAAGAGTTCCAAAAGCTGAAGAAGTTCTTCTTATGATTTCATAATAGGTGTAATTCCCAGGCATAACTAATTACAATTCCTTTATTTATTTAGAATTCTCCAAATGGATTTTTCTCAGAAAAATCTATAACAGAATCTGCAGCTTCTTGAATGTCTTTATTTGATGAAAAAGCATCATATAAATTATCAACTTCTACGGAATATACCTTATAACTTGCCCCAGCCCCCACAATAATTTCACCTTCTGCAAATTGACCATTAATAATCGAAACCTTAAGAATTCTACTTTCATAATTCCAATCTTTAACATATGCTCTAGTACTAGTGATACTACCTACAACTTCCTCATTAAATTTATATAATCCAGTAGTTATTCCAACTGACCCTCCTATCTCAATTATTGGTGATGCAGTGTACCCTACTCCAGCATTTATATAACGGGCTGCAGTAACTATTCCAGTCGTAGTAATTATTGATATTGCTTCCGCATTTTGCCCTGTAAATGAGGTTGAAATAGAAATACTTGGAGCTGACGAGTAATTATTTCCAGGATTTATTATTGTGATAGGGGCTAATACTCCTTGACCTATTAAACAAGTTCCTATAAATCCTGCTCCTGAATTTGAAATAACTTTAACCTTAGGCACTTCAGTATATCCATATCCTGGATTTGTAATTAAAATCTTATCCACAGTACTCGCATTTCCTAAAGTTCTTAGTGTAGCTATTGCTGTAGCTGTTTGACCTCCACCTGGAGCCTTATCAATTTGAACCGTAGGTGCTGATTTAAATCCATATCCTCCATTTATTATATCAACATAATAAACAGACTTTTGATTCGTTGTTGATGCCAATGAAACAGATACTTGAGCATTAGTAGTATTTTCTGATATCATTTGTAAGGTTTGAATATAACCAAAATTCTTAACAGACTTATCAACCTCATCAATTCCAGTATCAAAAAGTTCATCCTCGTATTCAAATAATTCACATTTTAATTGATATGTATATAAATTATTTAATTGATAAAATGGAGTTTTCACATTTACATATTTAACTTCAAATAAAGCTTTATCTAGTGGAAAATAAATTAAGTCTCCCTCTTGAGGTCTTGTAGTGAGCTTTATGTCTGGATTATTAGTTATAAATGGAATAATAATTTGCTCGTATCTTTCTTTAGAAATTACAAATGTAATTTCATCAGTACTTCTAACTCCAAATTTACTTAGTATATCTCCTTGTCCACCAAATCCATCAAATGTTAAAACATAACCCTCAATAGAAAATCCAGCATCAAATTTTGAAACAAGTAATTCCTTAATAATTTTCTTTTCCGTGATATATTTTCTAGGCAGATATACCACATCTTGACCTGCCATTCTAATTAATTCATTCACCAAATCCTGAACTAATCCTTGTTCATTTTTTGATCCATTTAAAAAATAAGGATTTAATGTCATAAATTATCCTATTAATCCTAAAGGTGGTAATTCATACTCATCTCTTAATTGTTTTTCTATGACCTCTAATTCTCTTTCCGCATCTGAATAAAGCTTTTCACCATTCATTGTAACCCCACCTAATAATTGAACATTATTAAACTTACTCAAATTTTGCCCCCACTGCTTTTTGATTGAAGCAGTTAAATATTTTTTAAGCCAATAATCATTATAAATTTTAGGAAATTCCTCTGGACTTACAATTCTATAACAATCTATAATAATATAATAATCTGAAGTTACCATTGACCAATCAATATCTAAATACAGCCTATGATTTTTTTTGTTAAATCTTAATTGCACATCAGGAGTAATAATTCTACTAATATCTTCCAAGTATGTCTTAGTCATAGCATAATTTAACAAATCAAGAGTTCCAAAATAATATAAATCATTTAAAAAGATTTGATACTTAATATTAAACATTCCACTGGAAATAGTGCTGGAATCTGACTTAAAAACACTATTTACACTGACTACTGTATCTGGTAATGGTATAAAATTCTGAGCCTCTTCTATTATTGAAGTTGTAATTCCTGTTGCTGAATTTACAGTTTCGTATACCGCATTATCTCTAATAATATCAAGCTCTTCTCTTAAAATTTTATGTTTTAAGAAGACTCTTTGAATGCCATCAAAGTGTCGTTCTTGAAAATATTGAAGAGCATCATCTAATCTATCATTTAGCTGTTCTTCGGTTACATTAACTTCTGAAACTGGTGCGCCTAAAGACCGTAAACAATATTCAATTAATTCGTTTCTAGAGTTAGGTTGCGCCATTTTATTTTTTATACTTTATCTTATTTATTTTCTATAATCATTTTTAATAATGTTTTAATTTCATCTATATTCCTTTCAAGACTCTCTATTTTATTTTGATTTTCAATTAATTTATTTTTAGATTGTATGTATTCATTATAATCTTTATTATTTGCATTAATAATTGCATTACTGCTTTCGTCTCTATACAATCCTATATGTCCTTTTACTGGTATCATATTGTTGCAATAGTTCTAAGGTCTCTAATTCTTGGAGCATTTGCTTGGTCAGTTCCAGATTTAATGATTTTAATTTGATATCCAGTAAAAGTGACGTTAGTTTTCACATTATACTCATAAGATTTAAAGTCATTCACATTGCCAGATGGAGTAACTAAATTATCAGGTAAACCATTACATAGACTTTGATTAATAGTATTTCCTCTAGAATCTATATTTCCGTTGCCAGGGAATAGCTGATAGAGTTGATATTCATCTGGAGTATCATTTCTAAAGATTCTATATGCAACTCTAATATCATTACTTACGTGACGATACGCATCAAATAATACCTTTAAGCTGTCTGCAGGCTTTTCAAGTCTAACAATCTGAGAAACATAAATTGCAGAGTGTGGGTCTTCCAATAGTTTATTAACTCTAGAATCTTCTATAAAGTTAGAAACCGGAGAATCAATACGATTCATTATTGCAATTACTCCAACTCTTTCCAAAACAATCATTGGGGAAACTCTAGAATCAAACCTATTTAATTGTATTTGCAAATTTAA